CTTCTTTCCCATCTTTTCTTCCATCTTGCTAACCCTCAGGTCCACAAGCGCAATGACACCCCCACTTACCAGCTTAGTAAAGAGAAACGCCTCAAGTCTGCCACCCGCGAGCAAAACTTGGCTGATATGAAACGCAACCGTCGCGAGGACATGTGCACTGAGTTCGACAGGCTCGTTCCCACACCTCCACGTTGGTCTCCGGAATCCTTCGACGGGTATATTGACAAGGCGATCGCCGAATATCTCTCTAAGAGAACCGCAGTCATGGTCATGCAGAAACTGGCTCAGCATGACCCTGACCGCACTCCAAGCTCGATCAAGATCTCACTCAAGAACCAGGTTATCAAGAAGGCAGAAAAGATGGGAAAGAAGGAAGCCCTACCAGGCCAACTCATTCATGAGTATGACATCGCCCAGACCCTCTTTGACAGTTCGTTCGCTCTCTGGCTGGAGGATCACCTCCCCGATGCTTTTCCCGGCAACTTTCTCTTTTACCGCCGCATGGACCCTGACAAGTTTATCCATGAGTACTCCAAGCGTTGGCGTGTTGATAATGGTGCCTATGGTTCCGACGTCACTCGCTGGGACGTTGGCTGTGACGCTGCCATGGTCAACTTTGATGTCCATGTCATGAGAAAGCTCTGCTTCCCTTCTTGGTACATCGACGCCTATATCGAGCGCCGTGTGTCTTCTTTCTCCCAACACGGTCCTATGAAAACCATGCAGAACTCCGGCGATCGTTACACTTGGATTCTGAATTCAATTCGCCGTGCTGTCGTCACTTCTCTCGTCTGTGAGATCACACCAGCTGACACTGCTGCTATCAATGGCGATGACGCGGCCGTTGATCGCTATTGCCATGCCAAGCCGTTCCCCAATTCACCGTGGGCATTCAAAGACGAGAATGCCCGCCGCATTGAGTTCAGCGGATTTTTGCTTGGTGGTGCCACCCCCACCTACAGTGCCCATGGACTGTGGTATCGCACCGCCATTCTCAAGTCCCGTGACCCCTCTGCCATTGAGAAGTGGGAGTCCTATCTGGGACTGCTCAAGTACACCAATCTTGACAGTCCTTACGCCATGTCAGTCGCCCGCGACGCACAAAAGTACATGTCCGAAGACTCCTTCTGGCATTTCCTTCCCAAACCGCTACACTCTTACTTTCAGTCGCTCCAATCTGGTTTTTCTTTTCAGGTATCTCCTTCTTCTCTTTTCTCCTCTCTCCGTCACATCTTCTCATCTCTTCCCTTACCTATTACTTCTACCTAATTTTATTTTCCAGACTTTGAGCGCGCTTTCGCCGTAATCTAGCTCAGCTTTGCTGCAGAAGAATAAACGGCGGCACTTCAGGTGCTAAACTTGACATCACAGCTAAGTCATCCGCGACAGGTCCTCCCGTAATGGGTGCATATGGTGTGGCAGTTCAGGTGAGCTCTGATTTAAACTGCTGCTGATCGTCCCGATCGAGGAAAGGGTGCAAAATGGGTGTTCACTTCATCCACACCTCAATCTCGAGCTAACCGGATCTCCCCCCCAACCGGTGCGTTGCGCATGAATGCCGATTCCTCTGCGTACGTGTACAGGCTTGACCCCTGTGCTGTGTACAGACTGTACGGGCGAAGGGCACCAAGGTCACATGGTGTCTTAAAGAAACAGTCGGCCCCCAGGTAACACCTGGGTCAAAGGCGCTTATCCGATGCCCGAGTTGACTCGCACTCTTTGTGCCTTGATTCCTCAACCCGAGCGTCGAACCTACCAATTTGCAGCTATTCTCGGTGATCTTCTTCACAAACAAGATTGCTATCTTGCTTTTGGTGATTACGGTGTCAACGTCGAATCGTATTTCACCAACGAGAGCCAAGCTGCTTGGCTTCGGTCCAACTTTCCTTCTCTGGTGCCACCTTCTTCACAACCGGACCAGCCTCCCAGTGACCATACTCTTGGCACTGTTTTCGAATTTCATTATTTCTCTGATCTGCATTTTCGCCTTTCTTACATCGCCTGGTTTCGCACTGACTTGCAGTGCGAAAAGCATTGTCTTGGGCTCCCACAAGGCACGGTCACCGTCTCCACGCCTCTTTCTGCTCCTCGCCATCCATCAACAGTGCAAAACGCCACCTATCACGCAGCCAATCCATCGTCTGTTGTCTCCCTTTCCGAGGGTGAGGACGACTTTGTTTAGTTACTATGTCTGCACAGGTTATTGGTGAGACTGTTGAGCTTAAGGAACAGACTGTTAAGTTTAACGCCGTTCACGAAGTCACTGGCGTCTCTGGCTCTGGCAGTTTCCCTCTCATTGAGGCCAACGGTCTTTCCGAGTACGTTGGCACTCACGCGTTTGTGCGTCTCGTCGGCGAGACCGTCCGCGTGTCCATTCGTGGACCAGTTTCCTCAACCATTGCTTGTACCGTTGACGCTTGTGTCATTCCGGACGACGACGATATTGAGCGCCCAACCACTGCTGCTCAGATTGCTACTGTCCAAGGCAACGCTTCTGCTCAGCATTCCTTGCTCGTTGGCGTTCAAGATTCGACACTTGAGTTTGCCAACGGTGTGACCCACACTCTCAAGCCTGTTCCACTCGTTGGCGATCTTCCTCGCGTCTGTTTCTTTTTCCATATCAACGGAGGCACTGCTTCTTCGACAGCCATCATCAAGATAGCAGGCACCATTGAGGCAAGAGGCATTGGTTTCGTCAAGACCTGGTAGGTATGAACGATCACCTTCCAGAGCTTCAGGCCGATCTTGGCACTTACATCGATTTGCTGCTTAATCGCCACATCCCTCCAACTCACTCTGTCCCTACTAGTGCGCATGTCCCGTCCTTTTCGTCTTCATCTCGTTATCGCAAGAAGAAACGCGTTCCCAAGCGTCCTCCTCGCAAGGATCGCGTTCCTTCGCCTGAATATGTTCCACCAGTAAGGCCGAAGCGGAAGAAACCACACATTTCTGATCCCCCTGAACACACGGCCCCGCCTCCACCTGAGCCTCCTCCACATCAACCCCCACCTCGTCGCAAGAAGTATGATCATCGTCAACAGCCCCCTCCCCCTCCAGATTATCCTCATAATTCTGCGACTTGTTCACCTGGGCTTAACGATCATGCCGTTGCAATCGCTGAAGGGGTTCTCACTATTTCACCTGGTTATTCTGTCCGCATTATGGGTTCATCCCCTGATGTGATTCAGATCTACCATCGTGATTTTCCTCAGTGGAATTCCAAACATATTTCTTCAATTCACGGTGATGATGATTTTCTTTTTCGCAAGCGTGACCTCCTTCATTCCAATGACAGTCAGGAGACTTATCTGACTTCAGGGCAATATGACATGAAGGGCCCTTCCAACTTTTGGTACTCTTTTCGTGATCTTTCTGCGTATCCTCCATTTTCTTCTTAACCCCCTTTTGTCTTGTTCCGCATGGAGTTTCTTAGTAAACATGCGAGTGGCCGTACTTAAAGGCACAAGGAGGG